GGCGTGAATCCGTGCAAATGGGCGAGTATTTATCCAATCTCGATGAATTTTGCGATCAAGAGTTGGGCTACTTTGAAGATTGGTAATAGCTCACTTTCGGATAAATAGTGAACTAATCTAAAAAACAAAAAGGGAGACATTTTACGGTCTCCCTTTTTTTTGTTTTCTACTTTCGCCTTAAAATAGTACATTTGTAAGACGGCTTATATTTTTGTTGAAGTGGTATCACAAAAATATAAAAAGTTCCCTACATGGCATACAACCAACGAAACTTATTAGTAAAAATCATTGAAATAAAGGCGATTGTGTCCGAATATCGCCGTAAAGGCTCTACGCAACGGTGGATATTTGAGAACCTGGTAAAGAATCAATATCACATTTCAGAAGCTACATTTAACAATTACCTTGCGCGTAACGCAAAGCGTGAGCTTCGTGAACTTGACGAAAAAACGGCCAGAATTGCCGCTGAAAAGAAAAGACAACTATCTTTATTTCTATGATGCTGTTTCATCCTCAAAATCGCATTTAAACGCCATTTTATATACAAATAAACTGTCTTTAGCCTCTTTCCCTTGTGACTTTCTTTCCATATCATAAAATCCTTGTAACGCTTTATACACACTAGCAATCGTGTCGTACGGCTTCAACGATTGTTCCCTTACCTCTTCCGGTGCATGGGTGGCGGTGCTTCCATTGTTCAAAGGATTGAACCCTAAGCGTACAATTATCTCGCAAGTGCAATCTTGTATGTCATCGGTTAGATTTTTGCAGTTTGGGAAATTCAACGTAATAAGCGCACAAGGGTAAGCTACCGAGGGTTGCGCCTGATCTAATTGTCCATAATCCATATCAATAAGGCGGAGTTCCGGCACTTCTGTTTTAAGCCGCTTCGTTACGGCATTGTATAATGTCTTCATTTTAAAATATCTTTTAGTCTTTTTTCTATCTTTCGTTCGATGGCACGCTTTAAAACAAGTGATTTACCCATAAACGGGCGTGCGGTCATTGTGAACTCCTTTTTGCCGTATATCTTAGCCTTTTGTCCGAATTGATGCACCGACGCATAAGGCGTGCCATTCGTGATACGTGCGCCGATCGGCGTGCGGTCGTACGAAATGGATTCCTTTAACTCCCTTGTTTCGCCACTTAAAATCTTAGCCTTTTTCCTGGCGTCGGAAGATTTGCCCGTTTGCCCCGAATGCCCGTACCACTTGCTCGCAGGGTTACGACGTTTTACGTCCGTCCACTTAACCAGGTGTTTGTCCGTAAATCCTTCATTGTCGAACGATTGCTTAAAATGGTTTACAGCTTCAACACCCATAATATCCTTTACGTCGTTACCTTCGATGAACTGTTTTACATCTGCCAAACGCCTATTCAGTTGATTATTTGCATCTTTAATGTTCATTCACTTGTTATTTTAGATAAAACCCTTACCTTTGTTACGCTTGGGAAGTGACTTCGTAAAATCGGAGCACGTCCCCCCAACGGGAGAAACAGATGTTTTCTCCCGTTTTATTTTTTCTTAGAGAAACGCTCCCTTAGTTTCTGCGTATCAAAAGTCAACGGCTTTCCGTCTTTTCTTATTAAAATAATAGTTTTGATAACCTGTGCCCTTCCCGGTTGTAATGCCGCCACAAATCCTTTATGCAAATCTTTCGAAGTTAAATCGCTCTCTAGCCTTATTATCACTTCTGATACATTTTGTTCAGATGCTTTCTTGATGGAGTTTTGTATCGCCTTCTTTCCGCTATCTGTAACCGGATGCTTTGCATCTGAAAACACACCACGTATGTAATTGAACGCATCGGGATTCTTTACACCCGGAACATTCGTCGTGGATAGTAGCGTGTAACGTCCGCCATAATCTGCCATAATCTTATATGTTATAAGGTTTTTCTCCCGCTCAATACTTGCCTGGTGTACAATATCAAGATAACCGCCATTGTTGCCTATATAAACGTCCGTACGTTGTTCTTCAGCCACACGTAGGTATTGCAACGCTCTTTCCTCTATTTCGTCGTGTATGGCCTTATCTGTGGCTTTATAATACGGCGTTTCCTTTATTGCAACAAATTCGGCATCATTCATAATGTCGTGCGCAAATAGTGGGTCTGCGTATTCTTCGTCCGGAGCATCGGTCGGTTCTTCGTCCGTTTGTCGAACACTACATTGACAATTCCAATCAGACGGCGGCAAATGTGTCGCCCACCAGGGATGCTCAATCGGCAGAATGGTGCCGACATAATGAAGGTGCGAACCTCTAGGGTGTGCCGCCGAACTTTGAATATATTCGAGGTTTGGGTACAGGTGCGCCGTCTGCTTAAATTTAGTTACATTGCTAACCGTACGGCACGATTGCACCGCCGTATTATATTCGGTCTGCAACCAATTTACATTATAATCCTGCGATAGCATTAATGCTTCTTTTTTGAACTTGTAAAAAGGCTTTATCTTTCCTTTATCATCACGGAGTAAAGCGATTATTTCCGCCGTTTGTTGGTGGTTCTTAAATGCCGAAAAAACGGCGGCATTTTCTTTGAAACGACGTACATACTCGGCATTCTCCTTAGCCACTTCCGACAGCGAAGCATCAATGCCATGTTGCAAGGCATCGTTTGTAATGTTAAACAAATGGCGATTTACAACGGGGTTTCCTTCTCCCTTGTATATCTCCTTTATAGCTTCATTTACAAGACTGTCAACATCTACCGCATAATCATCCGCCAGCGTTATTGTGCCGGTCGTATAATCTGTTAACCTCGTCGTGAAGTTTCGATTTGCCCCGCTCCGAAGCGTCGGGGCGGCTACGAAAAAACTGAGAAAGTGGTCAAACAGTTTAATAATGCCTTGTTGGTCGCTGTTGTTTAGTTCGTCGTCGTCCGGTTCTTTGTCCGGCTTTTTCTTGTTGCCCTTTGGTGGTTCGTTTGCACTCTGCGCACGTCCGGCAATCTTTTCGCCTTCTTCGGGTGCGGGAATGCCGAATTTGTTGTAAATGAAGTTGTGCGTGATCGGCACAATGTCGACTAATGATACAATATCCGCCACGGTTAGCGTTTCGGCAATGTCGGGAAAGACAAACTTACCACCGGCTACCGGATAACCTCGCATTTCAAGTATCTTGAACACGTAGGAGTTTAGAACCTTTTCCACAAAGCGCATATCCGCCTTGTTTAATGCTTCGGCTACATCCTTATGTATATCGCCTAGACTTCGTGCGCCCTTGTCGCCCTGCACGGTGGTCAACGTTTGCCCCTGAATGGTTATTAGTAGTTCTTCGTTGCACGCCTTTCGGAAGTCATTATATGATGTGCCGCTAGAACCACTACCGGTATTATTTACCGTTTCGACCTCACTTTCTTTAGGGATAACACACCAGGGTGCGGAGCCCGCTTTTTGCAGTGCTTCTTCAAGCAATGCCCTGCTTTGCGGGTCGTATGATGAATACTTTCCTACCCTTTGGGGCATCCCGAATATTTCAAGCCATTGCGCATAATCGCCAAACCCGCCACGCTTCCAAATGGCAAAAGGTGCGGTTTTAAGGAATAAACCCCAATTCCGAGGTTTTCCCAGAATAAGTAAATTGCTATCGCCCTCGTAGGCTATGCCGACGGCATCGGTGTCATTTATTAAGATGCTCTTTGTTTCCAGGCTAATATGTTTAGACGGTATCGCCGCTACCTTAAATTCCTGCCTAAAATCAAACTCAACACCTGAGCGGCCGTAAAACACACAGTTCATTATCTCACGCAACAGGTCTTCCCATTCGAGCGTATCCATAATATCTGCAATCTGCTGTACTATCTTGCCGTCCTTGCCCTGAAATATTAACTCCGAATTAAGCACGGCCTTTATGCGTTTATCGACGGCATCGTACAGCACGCCATCTATAAGCAAGTCTTCGTACAAATCAAACATCATCTTAGGTCTTCCGGCATCGGCGGCTATGAGTGCCGACCGCCAACGTGCAACGTCAGAGGTTGTACGTTGTGGCTGGCGTATGATGATGTCTTGTGTTATAAGGGTCGGTTTGCTTCCCTTACCGTTTTGTTTCTTTACCATAATTAAAAGTGTTGTCCTTTTTGTTTGTTACTTCCAAACTTGATAATGCCGGTGCCACCGGTGCCTTCGTTTTCTGCTACCGGTAAGTCGGGTGTAACATCACCCTTTTGCACCGCCTTAAACCAACCTATTGCCCTATCATACCTATCCTGGCGCAACTCCATTGCGCTGCCAGCATTGCATAGTACAAGAAAATGCCATGTTGCCAGGTCTTTAACAAACATGAGTACAAGGGCATTTCTATCGTTATTCTCGGCAGTAAATACCTTACCTCTATCGTAGGCTCCCAAATAGCCTTTTGCTTCAGCTACGGCGGCATCAATAGCCGCCGTCATTATTGCGTCGTCTCCACGGCTGATAATATCTATATTCTCAGCGTAGAGGTGCGTTTTCATTTCGTCAATACTTAGGAACATAGCCTTCCGGATAATTTGTGTCATAAAAACAAATAGCATCAAAGTCGGCACCTACCTTAAGGTATTTATAAAATAGACCGCTCCTTTTGCGCTCCTTTATATCCTGTCGGTTCCAAGCGTAATACTTATTACCAAAAAAGAACACACGGTACCTTTGCCCCGTTTTCTTGTGTAGTTTGTTTGCCTTTTTGACTGCTCTCTTTAATGCACCGGGGCGGCCGCAAAATCTGATATACCACCCATTTAATACGTTTAGTAATTTCTTAATCATATCTTAATATTTATTTGAATTACTACGCCCTTTGCCAACGGTGTAGGCTCCTGGCGTAAATTGACTTAGCTTTATGTTAGCGATAAAGAATCCACCTTCTACGAAGTCCGGACCATCGGCAGGAAATGACAGTCGTAAATTGAATTTCTTAAACTGGTCTTCCAATCGCTTCATGTGTGGATTGTCTTTCTCCTTCTCGTTAAGGATAAGACGACCTTCACGGTTGAGCGGTTCTAGCGCACCTTCTATACGTGCCGCCTTTTCAGGCTTTTTCCTTTCGTCGGGCGATATGTTAACTATCTTGCCATATTCCTCTCTTGCCTTTGCAAATTCAGGTATATATACTTGTTGATAGAAAGCGTCTTGCAGCTTGTTATTTTCGACAAAGAAATAGACGGTCGTGCGTCCTTCTACGTAGGCATCCATCTTATAGAACCACCGCACGAATTCGGCATTTACCACCCTATCAAGGAAGCATGTTATAACATACACTTTGCCTTCCAAAATGCCGATAAGTCCTAAGCCTTTGAATGAATTAGCCTTTGCCTTTGTGTTGTTCGATGGCGAGGGGTCGCCGTAACCGATAAGAAAAGGAAACTTATTCAATGGTGGTATCTTTCCCCAAGTCATACTTTCAAAGATGGTGCCTTCCTGAATAGGATTATTAAAGCACTCCTTTTGCGCCGACGAACTAGATATTTGCGCTAGGACTATCTCTATCTTTTCCTCGGTGTTTTTGTTCGCCCAAACCGACTTACCATATAGGAAATCATTAATCGGATCGGGCTTCTTTATGTTGACCATTCGGATGTTAATAACATCCCAATTGCCTAACGGTACATCACGTTTTGACAACTCCCTGGCTTTTGCGCCGGCACGTGTAATACAGCAATCCTCGGCAATGATATTGCCACACCAAATAGTGCGTAATGGCTCAGACCACGACCGTGTAAAATAAAGTGCTTGTTCGAACCACTCCCATTTATTCTTTATTATCTCAGGGTTACGACATTCTTCGTCGGTGTCGTAATCATCAATCCAAAGGCAGTCCGGACGAACATCATTATTTGATGTACCACGTGGTTTGTTGCCGGCACCAAGCGCACGCACGGCACAACCACCCTTTGTTAGTATCTCGTCCTCTTTCCACGTTACGCCAACCTGGTCACCGTATAATTGCTTTATGCGGTTGTTTGTTTCCAAGTGCGCACGAAGCGGCCGAAATAGACGGACCGCACTATCCCATGTTGCGGACACAAGCAGAATATTTTTAAGTCGTCCGGTTAGGATAAGGTATAAAATGACCATGCGGACGGTCGAAGATTTTGCAAGTTCTCTCGCCCACGATAACACTTCGTACCATTCTGCGTTTTCAATTAAACGTATTATAAATGCGATATGGAAGGGCGCAAACTTATATTTTGCCGTGCCTGGAAACATGTAATAAATCCATTCAACAGGATTCGCCTCTAGCTTTATGCGTAGTTTTTCCCGCTCAACAAACGACAAATCTTCCTCTACGGTTGTTTCCTCGTTAATGCTTTTGACGAGTGCTTCCCATTCTTTTAGTGCGTCCTTATCGACGGTTGTCAGCTTCTTTATTTTCGCCATTATCGTAGGTTATCTTTAACAAATGCGTCGAATATGGGTGTGAGTTCTTTTGCCTTATCCAGGCTTATTTTGCGGATAAATGCGGTCAGCTTCTTAAGCACGGCGATAATGTCGGCTACACCAATGTCAGTTTCCAACTTTGCAATAGCGTTGGAAAGTTTGGAGATAGTGTCGGCTTCCGATGGCGACGCATAGCGTCCTTCTTCTTTTTCGGAAATAGCCTTGTTCATTTCTGCCAATTGGCGGTAAAGGTTCTTTAATTGTTCTTCGCGTGTGAGTGTGATAGATACCTTTAGGCTCTCCCATTGCTCGGCGGTAATCCATTTACTTACCGTCTTGCGGCTCACCCCTACACGCTCGGCAATTTCCTGCTGTGTTAGGTTCTCGTGTACAAAAAGGTTTTTTGCAAACGCCTTTTTTTGTGTCATTGTCAATTCTGTCGACATCTCTTTTTTGTGTGCGAAACTAGGCTTATACAGCGATTTGAAAAAGACTTTTTCCAATGCTTAAAAGGTTGTATATAAGGGTTGTAGATATTTTTGCTTTGAAAAAAAAACGGCTGTTATTTCGCTGAAAAGTTAATGCGAAATGGCAAAGAAAAACGAAAACAAGCCGAAGACATTTATTCTTCTTGATGATAGTGTGCTATCCTATGGTTTCCGTGTGTTGACCTCCGGAGTGGACTTGTCCCAAATGGAAGTAAACCCGGTAATGCTTTACGTGCATAATGATTATTCAATGCCTATCGGGCGTTGGGCGAATATCCGTAAGGAAGATGGTAAGATATTGGCAGACGCCGAATTTGATTATGACGACACGGATGCAGATGTAAAACGAATAATCGGTAAGGTCGAGAGAGGTTTTATAAAGATGGCGTCTGCGGGGTTAGTAGAGCTTCAATTTTCGGATGAAGTTGCCCTAAAGGCAGAAGGGCAAGAATTACCTACACTTATTCAATGCCGTATGCGTGAAGCGTCGATAGTACCTATCGGTGCATGTCACAACGCCGTACGCTTGTACGACGAAGCAGGCAAGGAAATAGACTTGAAAGACAATGTTTCACTGTCAGACGCAATCCGTCCGGCAACAATTCATAAAACAAATATGAACGAATTAATTAGACTATTGAATTTAGCAGATGGTGCATCGAATGATGTCATAGCCGCTGCCGTAAAAAAAGTATTGTCAGACAATAAAGATTTGTCCGATAAGGTAGCCGCCTTTGAAGCGGAAAAAAACACCGCAATTAAAGCGGAAGGTATATCGCTTGTCGATGCTGCCATCAAGGATGGACGTATCAGCGCAGAAAGCCGTGAAAATTGGTTAAAACTTTATGATGCTGATCAGGAAGGCACAAAGAAGGCACTTTCAGGCATTACGCAGAAAGCAAGCGTAACAACTCAAATTGCAGCCGCACAGGCAGAAGGTGCAAGTGCTACCGAGTTAGGCGACTTTCAAAAGAAGTCATGGGATGAACACGACAAATTAGGCACACTTATCACCCTTAAGGACAAATACCCGGACGTGTATAAGGAAAAGTATAAGGCGAAGTTCGGAGTAGAGCCTAACTAAAAAAGAATGTTTCACTAAAAAAAGAAAGAAAAACAACAATGGGAAAAAAGACAGTGATTGCGTTATGCGCAATCTTATTTAATGTAGTTACGGGCGGCTTTATTGCTTCCGCCACAGGTTTGCCCGCATGGAGCGTTATCGGGGGCGGCACGGCTTTAAGTGCGGTCATGGGTGGTAACCAAGGTTCTTTGAACATGGCTATCCAAAGGGAGATATGGATGAGCACCATCGTAGAGGGTTTGTTCGCCGACAACTCTTTTTTAAGCAAGGCGGTTAATGCTGATGCTTTCGTAAATCAAGGTAGGACGGTTCACGTACCGAACGCCGGTGCGCCTTCAGGTGTAAAGAAAAACAGAACCGATTTACCGGCAGCGGTTAAGGTACGTACCGACAAGGATTTAGTTTTCAACTTGGACGAGTTTACAACCGACCCTATCCGTATTCCACATGCTGACACAGTAGAGTTATCTTACAGTAAGCGTGAATCTGTAATACGTGGTGACCGCTCAACGTTAATCGAAAAGGTAAGCGAAGCTATTTTGTTCTCTTGGGCTCCGGAAGCCGCTAATACGATTAAGACAACCGGTGCTGCTGTTGACGCACATACAGTCGCTGCAACCGGCAAACGTAAGGCGTTTACAAAACATGACGTAAATGCGGTAATGCTTAAATTCAATAGGCAGAATATACCACAAAGTGGCCGTTACCTTTTGATTGATGCTGACATGCACGCTCAACTCCTTGAGTCGTTAACGGAAAACGAAGCAAACGCTTTCCACGCACTAGCTGATGTTAAAAATGGCACAATCGGAAAACTGTATTCATTTAATATTATGATGCGTTCTTCCGCTCTTCGCTATACAAGTGCCGGAAAAGCAAAAGAATCAACAACAGCCGGCGCCGCAGCCGATAACGCTGCCGCTCTAGCTTGGCACGAAGATTCTGTGTGTCGTGCATTGGGTGAAGTGGTTGTATTCGATAATCCTGGTGATGCGACGTATTACAGTGATATACTTTCCTTCCTACTTCGTTGTGGTGGTCGCCCAATGCGTGATGATGTAGCAGGGTTATGTGCAATCGTTCAGGATGCTGCCGCTTAACGTGCCTACTAGAGGGTTACGCAATAACAATCCGGGTAACATTCGCAATGACGACCGTATAGGATGGCAAGGCGAAGTTTGCCCGACGGCAAAGCGAGATTTTGCGTTTGAAGAATTTAAGGATATGGCTTCGGGATACAGGGCATTGCTTAAACTTCTTCGCAACTATCGCTCCATTCATGGCTTGCAAACGATTGCAGAGTTTATTGCTCGCTGGGCACCACCGCATGAGAATGACACGGAAGCCTATATAGGCATGGTTTGTCGAAGCCTGAATGTTGCAAGGGATTATGTCCCCGATGTGAATGATAGGGAGATTATGACGGCATTTGCCGCCGCTATCTCTAGAATGGAAAACGGAGTACCGGCGGTCATGTCTGACGTTTATGCCGGTTGGGAAAAATTATAAAATATGGGTTGGGAGCAATATCTATGGCCTGCCTTAGCGGGGTTGATTGGTTCCGTTGTTACGTGGATTCTTTCACTACGCCGCCAAAAGGCAGACATTAAAAGGATAGAGGTTGAGATTTTGGAAAAGGCTCTTGATACTCTAAATAAAAAAGTAGTGGAGCCTTTAGGAAAACGATACAACTTGCTCCAGGACAAATACGATAACATAAGTAAAGAATTTGATGATTTCAAACAAGCAGTTAACAAAAGGTTCAGTTGTCGCCATCTTGACACTTGCCCTATTATGTTGGAGTTGCAGCGGCTCGAAAGAGGTGGTCGAAAGATATACGGACATTCGGAGCGAACGAACCGACAGCGTGAGCCGTCTGGTGGAGCGAACGACAAAGCCACTCCGGGTGCCAGAGATTACGACGGCTTTGAAATTAAAGATTATTGATTTAAAAGAGTTGCCGATAGGTGCCTCTTTCCGATCTGATTCGGGAAGGGTGCATCAAACGGTTACTAAGATTGATTGGGAAGAATTGGAGTTTGTGTCAACGTGTGACAGCATATTGCTTCTTGTTGATGAATTAAAAATAGAGGTGTATCACTTATCAAGCGATAATACGACATTTAAAGCGCAATTAAACGAACGTAAAGAGGTGATTAAACGAGAGCCTACCGGCTTTCAATGGTTTCAGATTTACACGGGGCGCACACTCGCAATTCTCCTTATCGGTTACTTGATACTAAGGTTTAGGTTTAAAATAAAGATATAAAAAATGGCAGAAAAAATTCTATTAAAAGCACGTGTTGTAGGTATTGACTTTGCAGACCCTATCACAAAGGCAGAGGAGATTGCCACGGCTGTATGGAAGCCGCAACCGGTAACATTGCGTGATGATGAAGTTTCTATCACTGAAGGCGAGCCGACGGAAAGCGAAGTTTTTTCACATGAGAACGACGCTCCGGAAGATTACGACCTACAAGGTAGTGGTCTTTCAATGGTAGGTTCATTTATTAAGTGTAACCGTGAACAATTAGTTGCCCTGATGGGTGGCAAGACATTTGGAACAGGTGCCGCTCAAAAATATTTGCACTCGACAAAAAAGTTGATGCTTGAAAAGGCTATTCGCCTACGCTTGAAGAATGGCGGCGAACTTATTATTCCTTATGCAAAAGGTAGTGTACAGTTGAACTCTAACAACGGAGCCGACGGACTTGTTAAATATCCCTTCCGCTTCCGATCATTGGCGCAACCTGACTTTGACTGTGACCTTATTATGTAAAAGCGGTCATGTTGGACAAAGGAAACGTAAGACTGGCAGCGGCTGACTTACTACTAGACAGGGGCATACGTTTTAATTTCACGGATGCCCCTTTTCTTTTAAGGCTTTTTCGGCTAAACCGCATAAAAATCCGTCGCCTGAAAGGTGGTACCATCTTAGAGTATTCCCGCGTGATTGTTCGGGATAAATTGGAAGATGTGCTAACACACGCAGACGCTAACGGTCGGATGGATAGCATCGCCGAGATAATCGCCATTGCGATACTAAACAACCGCATTGCCATACGACTATTAAAAAAGCATTTAGCCGACATGCTGCTTTGGAAAGTTGATGCCGTCACACTCGTTAAAATATACCTTATTCTTTCTTCAATTAATAAGGTGTCGGATTTTACGACTATTACCAAATACTTCGTGAGGCAGACTCAAATGATGATGAATCCGAGGTTACCGGGGCAGGCGACGACGGGGAGTTAAAAGGCTATACAGATGGTCTTCATAGCCCCTTCGGTGTGATAGGACAAATAAGGGAGCGCACCGGCTATACACTTGATTATATCCTATGGGGGCAACCCTGGATAATATTCTTGCTAGAAGCGGCAGACGCAATAAAACATGTGAAAGGAAAACGTCCGGTTCCGGTTGTGGAAAGCAGCGAGGAAGTGGCGCAAATTTTAGGTAACAGAATAAAAAAAAGAACAATATAAAATGTCTTTAGAACCGGTTGATATTGATATAAGGATGCGGCAAAACGTGTCGGATGAATCAGAACGTGCGTCACGGTCGTTTGATTCTCTCACAAAAAACGTCACAGATGGCGGCGAGAGTATCAATCGGACATTGACACGCTTAGGGTTCGGCTTGGCAAGTACAGCCGGTTTTACTGCATTCAGTAAAAACATACTAAAGGTTCGTGGCGATATGCAGATGTTGGAAGTGTCGATGGAGACGCTTCTAGGCAGCAAGGCTAAAGGCGACAAAATGGTTAGCGAGGTAATGGACTATGTTACCAATAGTCCTTACTCGATGATGGGTATATCAAAAGCCGCCGAAACAATGCTAGGCTTTAACGTTGAAGCGGATAAGGTTATGTCAACTCTTAAGCAAATAGGTGACGTATCGAAAGGCAACGAGGAGCGTTTGTCGTCTTTAGTTTTAGCGTTCTCGCAAATGTCCGCTACCGGTCGTTTGGTCGGTCAAGACCTTAACCAAATGATAAACGCAGGGTTTAACCCTTTGCAAGAAATGTCCGCTAAGACAGGTAAAAGTATTGCCGAGCTAAAAAAGGAAATGGAAGGCGGCGCAATCTCCACCGAAATGGTGGCTGATGCTTTTGCCTCTGCAACCGCCGAGGGTGGTCGCTTCTATAATATGGCGGCTAAACAGGCTTCAAGTATCAAAGGTTTAGAAAGTTCTTTAACTGCTGCCTTTCAGGAAATGTACGACGACCTGGGAAAAAAGAATGAAGACATTATCGTTGACGGCTACAAAATGACCACCGCCCTGGTTCAGAATTACGAAACAATCGGTAAGGCTGTCGGTGCGCTGATTATGACCTATGGAGCGTACAAGGCAGCGGTAGTTGTTACGAATGTGGTACTTAAAGAACAGGCCGCTATTAATGCAATGGTAGCCGCATCAAATGGTGTATTTAATAAACAACTTGCCTACCAATGGGTGTGGACGGATAGGCTTCAAAAGGCACACGCATTGTTAAACAAAACGATGCTTGCAAACCCTTACGTCCTTCTTGCCACCGTTGTTGTCGGACTAGCCGCTGCAGCGTGGGCGTTAAATGATGGTCTTACAGCCGACGAAAGAGCATTTAAGAAGCTAAACGAGGAGCTGGAAGCCGCTAAGCGTAATAAAGAAGAACTTAAGGGCAAGGCAAACGGACTTATCGCTGTGCTTCGTGATGAAACGGCAACGGTTTACCAACAAACGCAAGCCTGGAAAGAATTACAACGTACCATACCGGAAGTATTCGCTTCTATGTCACGGGAAGAATTTAAGAGGCTTACACCTGATGATGTGCAGATGCGTATCAATGTGGCAATGGATGATAGGGTTTTAGAGGAAGCGAAAAAGAAAATAGCGGAAGCCGAAAAGAACGCCGCACGGATAAAGGCGAATTTGGACGCGGCGATGAAGTCGGCAAGCGGTGCCAATAGTGTTGCCTACTTGGTAATGCAATTAGAAAAAGCCGAAGCGTCAACACGTGCGGCAAAAAAGAACCTGGACGAAATAAACGAAATAAGAGCGGAAGCCGAATTTAATGCAAAGCCGGAAGCCGAACGTTTGGCGTTTTATGAAAAAGAACTAGAGGTATTAAAGGAGGAGCAGGCACAACTGGAGAGTATTCTTCTGCATACAGAATCAATAAATGGTGAGTGGGCGAAATTCTCCTATCAAACACTTATGAATGTTGCTCGGCTTGATTTCGTCAATAAGAAGATGGTCGAAATGGAAGGGCATGTCAACGGTATTACCGGTAAAGGTCTTGTTTCTTCCGCAGTCAAAAACAAGGCGTATTGGGAGAAAGAAGCGGCCGACGCAGAGAAAGCACTTAAGGCTATGGATGTTGCCGAAAAAGGGACAACAAAATGGTCTGAAAGCCTTAAAAAACTAAAGGCCGCTCAGGATAAACTAAAGATATATAATTTCTCGGACAAAGTTGAAAAAGACGCTAAAGCCGAGGAAGAAAAAAAACGCAAAGAGGCTCAAAGGTTAATTGATATAAATCAGGACATTGTCAACAATGAGAAGCGTCTAGGATTTGACCGTCTTAATGCGAAATTGAGCAACGAACAGGCTCTTCTGGATTTACAGAAAGACAGCACAAAAAAGCGACTAGACCAATTAGGCTTAGACTATCGCCGTGAGGCATTAGCCATTGAGCAACATGAACAACAACTCCTTGAAGCGCAACAAGCAAGAGAACGAAAAAATTGGGAAAAAAATGGCTCGAAAGACGTGTTTACTCCTGACGCTAAAACAACAAAGGATTTATCCGTAGAAGATAGAGAAGCTGTTGATGCCCGCATTAGTGTAAATGATGAACGTTTACGAAAGAGTACCGAGAATTTATACCGGGAACTGTTAGAAAAATATCAAGATTACAGTACTGAGCGCATTGCTATTGAAGAAAAGTTTAACGACGATTTGGATGCACTCCGTGCGCAACGCACCGAAGCGAATGCGGCGGAAACGGATGCGGCCATAGCCGAAGCGCAACGCCAAAAGCAGGCGGCACTATCGACGCTTGACTTTGACCAATTCAAAAAGTCAGCAGACTGGCAAAAGATGTTTACCGACCTGGATAATCTTTCATTAAGCACATTAGAGGGGTTAAAGGCTAGATTAAACGAGGTTAAAGATGCAAATAAGGACACGTGGTCGGCGCAAAACGTAAAGGAGTTTGAGAATGCCGTAAATAACCTTACGAAGACTATTCGTACCCGTTCGCCATTTAAGGCGATGGGTGAAGATTTTAAGACGCTTCTTGACAATATCAGCAAGGTCGATGATGAAAGTAAAGATAAAGCCACCGAAGCATTAGGCGGCATATCGGATGCTGCCACCCAAATACAGGGACAGCTAAATACAATGGCTGGTAGCATTGGTGATATTTTCGGTGACGAAGCCGGGTATGCAGCCTCGCAGGTTGCTGAGCTTACCGGAGCCGTAGCTGACTTAGGCAAAGGTGCCGCCCAATTAATGAGTGGTGATATACTTGGTGGCATAACTAGCATTGTATCATCAATTGGTACTGTCTTTTCGATGGCTAATAAAATCAAAGAAAGGAATGCCGCTGCCAGGAAAGAGGTCGAAGACTATTATACTGCTGCCATTCGTGGCGAGCGTGAATATCAGGCGTTAATACGCGAGCGTAGCCGGACATCCAAACAGGCAGACCGTGATACACTCGCTTCTTTTGATAGTATGCTTTCCGAGCTTGAAAGGCAGTCAGGTGATATTCAGAAAGAATACGACAAGATATATTCTAAACTTATGGGTGAAGAATATATCTCCGGTAAAGGCTACAAACATGGCACATTGTTCCGTAAGGCTAAAACATGGGATGAAATGTCTTCGCTTAGCGGCATGTCATACGACGACATGGAGAAGCTCTACATGGAAGGCAACCTTAAGGATGATGCAAAGGATTTATTCGAGCAACTAAGGAAGCTAAAGGAAGAAGGTGCCGACGTTACCGCAATGATTCACGAGCAGTCCGAAGCATTAAAAGAATATATCTCCGGAATGACATTCGACAGTCTTCGGGATTCAATTAAAGATGCTTTCTCTGATGGTCGTATGGATATTCAGGAAACGGCAGACTTCACACGTAATGCCTTTAAGAAAGCAATGCTCCAGGCGTTAGAAGCTAAGGTGTTGGAAAAAACGCTTACACCCTTCTTGGAGTCCTTTCAAACGGATGCGATGAATGGCACCCTATTTGAGAAAATGAACCATTACGAGCAATGGATAAAACAGATAGGCGAGGAAGGTAATGCCTTCATGGAATCATTGATGTTGCTTCCGGGGATGAAGGATGTATTTGCCGCCGACCGTAAAGGTGCATCTGCCGGTGTTGAAACCATATCACAGGATAGTGCAAATGCAATCGAGGGAACGATGTACGCCCTTCGTATTTCGTTCAATGATTTCTTCAATATGTACAAAGAAGATGCCGATTTGCGTAGTGCCTATCTGACGCTATTAGATAACCTTGTTGTCAACACAGAGAACTGTAATAAGGAATTAAAAAAGATACTAAACACCCTCAATGAAATATCAAACGATGGTGTCAAAATTAAAACACGATGATAGGAAGCTGTTACATAGATGGTATCGACATTGATAGATTTGGAGCATTTATAATGCGTGGCGGGGATTTTGATTTCCTATCATTCCCGGAGCGTAAGCCGCCATACTCGAATGATTGGTACGAAGAAAATGGAGTAGAGTATGATTTGTCAGAAGTCTATTTTAAGGAAAAGAAAGTGACGGTTAAATTCCATTTTTCTGCACCAACAGGCGTACTAATGGTGTCCGCCCTGGCTTCCTTCCGTTCTCTTATTGCATCGCCCGGTGAACACTCTATTTATATGCGTGATTTTGACCGCATGTTTAATCTTCGTTATGTGTCATGCAGTAGTTACCGGCATCGTGGCGGCTTGGCGAAAGTCGGTGATAAGAAGGGCGATTTATCCGTAGTGTTTTCAATGGATAACCCGTTGCAGTTCTTCGCCGAAAACATAGTAAACCCGATCGGTAATTTCAACAATGAAACGCATATAAAGATTAGCGGCGTAGACCTTGCACGCTATGGTATTATTGTAAATGAGTGCTACAATACAACGCTAGCATATCCGGCTGTTAAAACGCCCCTTACACGCTCTTTTGCTAATGCTCATGGTATAGAGGTCGCAAAGGCGAAAGAATTAGTTTACAAGGAAAAGAAGGTCGTTATTTCATGTACGATGCGGGCCGACACAAAGGAGCAACTATACACTAATTATATAGCGTTGTTTAATGCTTTGCGTGTACCCGGACTATTGACCCTTACAACTTTTTCGAGTGAAGAATATTGCTTCTACTCGCAAATGCAAAATTTCAAGAAGTTACGACCGCTATCCATTCGGCCGCTAATCTCTTTCAATATAGTTCTTACATGTGTCGATTCAGGACAAGTAATATTCTTGCTTGCTTCCGAGGATGGTCGTTTGATTGAGACAGAAACAGGAAGTAAATTTATAGATATGCAATATTATGGACATAGTTAAAATTAAAGGTTCTGACACCACACGTCTGCCGGATAATAGAATAGGCGAGTTTGTTGCTTTAGGCTTTAGTTCCGACAAAGCAAATGAAAGCGTACATGTTGACATGGAGCAACTCCGGGGGAATACAGCCTTCGTTGAGTGGCAAAAAAGAAACCCTGGCAAAACGTATGATGATTGGATTGAATTGCTACAGGAGCCGGCTAACGAAGCTGCAAAAAAAGCAGACGACGCAACCGACCGCTTAAACGATTTATCCGACCATAGAGATAAGATAATAAACGGCGAGTGGTGGCATTGGAATGAAAACACAAGGGAGTACGAAAATACTCACGAGTCGGCAAAGGGAAATGTGCTTTATGCCACCCTTGAATTAGACCCTATGACGGGAATACTCTACATGATTTATGACCCCGAATACAAGGGCGCAAAATTCGCAGTAGAAGATGGCATTTTATATTCAGTAATAAACGGTTAATTATATGACATTAATTAAAGTACCATTAGCAAAAGTACAATACACCTCGCGAGGTGCGTATGATCCTGAAAAAACATACGAAGCTTTAGACCTGGTCGAACATAAAGGAAGTTCCTATCTTTTCCTAAAGAAAAGTGTCGGCGTTGAACCAACAGGCGATAACATTGTTACAATGTTATTTGCCAAAAAAGGCGATAGCTTTACTTATGACGACCTTACAGACGAGCAAATAAAAGAGTTGCAACGCCCTGCGTTTGAAGCCGCAAAAGAAGTGACAGAGCACCCTACATTTGTAGGCGAAGATAATTATGTTTACAATTGGAATTTTGCAACAAAGGCTTACGACAAAACTAACATCTACGTAAAAGGGGAAGCTTTTACTATCGTTGAAACCTATGACAGTATTGCCGAAATGGAAGCGGATGCGAATAATCCGGAGATTAAGGTAGGCGCGTTTGTTTTGATTAATACAGGCAACGTAGAAGACCCTGACAACGCAAAGATATTTGTCAAAAAGAAAGTGGGCGACACTTACTCTTATGCCTTTCTTGTCGACATGTCGGGTGCTATCGGTTTTACAGGCAAAACCCCTCAAATCTTTGCCGGTACAACGACAACGAGTGTGCCGGGCACAGCAATGGCCTTTTCTCTTTCTCCAAATGGTACAGACACAGACGGCAACCCAAAATATAACCTAAATATAGCCATACCACGTGGCGACACGGGTAAGCCGCTTATTGTGCTTCCTAACGGTAATTACGGTAATTGGAATGAAGCGACACAAGGTTATGATGATAGCGGTATCGAAGCCGCCGCAACCGTCGACATTTCTACTCAGTCAGTAGATTTTGAGGAAGCAACCGAGCGGCAAAATATCGCATCGGGGCAAAAGTTCCCGATTATTTTCGGGGTTATTCGCAAATGGTTTTCGGATTTAAAAGCCGTTGCGTTCTCAGGTAGCTATAACGATTTATCCGACACGCCGACGATACCAACCGTGCCTACTAAAGTGGGTGCATTCGAGAATGACAAGGCATTTCAATCTTTGTCAGAAGTGAAGGTTTTGGTAAAAGCTCACAACGATTCAAATGTGTCACATAATGACATTAGGGAAAAGCTATCCGACGTCGAAGCAATTGCACGAGGGAAATCAAGAGCAAAGGTGTTTAATACTATTGCAGATCTTGACGCATGGCTTGCTGTTGCTGCGAATGTTGCTACGCTACAACTCGGGGATAATTTTTACATCCGTGCCGTTGACGTACCCGACTATTGGTTTGATGGTTCG